GAGGAGGCCACTCAGTTCTCGGAATCCCAGTTCCGCACACTGGGCGCGTGCTTGCGAGGTGCGACCAAGTTCCCTCGGCGGATGTACCTGACCTGCAACCCCGGCGGCATCGGCCACCTGTGGGTAAAGCGGCTGTTCGTGGACCGGGAATACCGGGAGGGGGAAAAGGCCAAGGATTACACCTTTATCCCCGCTACGGTGGACGATAACCCCCAGCTTTTGGAGGCGTCCCCGGAGTACAAGCAAATGCTGGACCTGCTGCCGGAGGATGTGCGGCGGGCGTGGCGTTACGGTGACTGGAACGCCATGGCAGGCACGTTCTTCCCGGAGTTCCGCAAAGAAACCCATGTGATCGCACCTTTTGTACGGGTGCCCCGGGAGTGGAAGAAATACCGGGCGTTCGACTACGGCCTTGATATGTTCGCCTGCCTTTGGGTGGCGGTGGACTTTGAGGGGCGGGCCTATGTGTACCGGGAGGTACAGCAAAGCGGCTTGATCGTCAGCGAAGCGGCAAAGCTGGCAAATGCCCTAACCCCGCCGGAAGAACACATTGAGTTTACCATTGCCCCGCCGGATATGTGGAACCGGCAGAAGGACAGCGGGCGGAGCATGGCGGAGATCTTCGCACAGTACGGGTTAGGACTGCTGAAAGCCAGCAACAACCGCGTTCAAGGATGGATGGCCGTCAAGGAGCTGCTGAAGCCCATGAAGAGCGACACGGACCGGCCCGGACTGCTGGTGACGGAAAATTGCGTGGGCCTGATCCGCAATCTGCCCTCCATCCAGCATGACGAGAAAAACCCCTCGGACTGCGCCACGGAGCCCCACGAGATCACCCATATCTGCGACGCTGCCCGGTATTTCTGTGTCACCCGCGTTCTGGGCGCGCAGAAAACCGTGGAAAAGATCGTGGACGATTTCGATGAGGGCGAGGACTACGATGACGTAATGACGGGCGGGGAAATGACCGCCGGTTATCTATCCTACGGATAAAGGAGGCCCAGACGATGGCTCAAATCACATCCAGCAACGATATTCAGGTGTTGAAGATCCGCCAGTTTTTGGGCCTGAACGAGAACCCGGACGGGGATACCAAGATCAAGAACGGCGAAATGAGCAAGATGCGGAACTTCCGTGTAACGCGGGAGAAGCACTTGCAGCTGCGCCCCGGCACTAAGACGGTCCTGAACCTGAAAACGGCATGGGACGCATGGTGTGCGGAGAGCGGCCACACGGCCCCCACAGCAAACCCGGTTTTCTCCGGCGCGTGGGAGGGCGTGGTAGACAGCAAGCAGCGGACCCTTGCCGCCTTCGGCGGGCTGATCTTCTCCCTGGACCCGGCAGCGGCAACAACCAAGGTTGTGGGCCAGTGTACGCAGGACCAGACCTCGTTCTTCGGGTTTTCCAACAAGGTTTACCTGCTGAACGGCCATGAATACATGAGCTGGGACGGCAAGGAAAACAGCAGCTTTGCGGCGGTGGAGGGCTATATCCCCACGGTGATGAACGCAACTACGCCTGCGGGCGGTGGGTTCCTGCTGGAAAACGTGAACCGGCTGACGGGCAAGCGGAAGGTGCTGTATTCCCCCGACGGCAAGGAGACGGTTTTCCACATCCCGGAAAAGACGGTGGACGAGATCATCTCCGTGAAGATCGGAGACAAGGCGCAGACCTTTACCCCCGACCTGAAGGCACGGACTTTCACCATCACCCCTGCTCCAGCCGCCGGTGTCAACACGCTGGAGCTGATTTACCGCAGCGGCAACGGAGAGCGGGCGCAGGTAACGGGGATGCGCTTCTCCGAGCTTTACAACGGCCAGACGGACAGCCGCGTGTTTCTATACGGAGACGGCACCAACAAGACCATTTACTCCGGCATTGATTCCGCCACTGGCAAGCCTTCGGCGGAATACTTCCCGGATCTGTACGAGGCGGAGGTGGGCGAGGCCAACACGCCTATCACCGGCATGGTGCGCCATTACGCACGGCTGGTGGTATTCAAGCAGGACGCTACCTACTCCATGAGCTATTCCACGCTGGTAACGGCTACGGACGTCACCACGGCGGCGTTTTACGTGACCCCTGTCAACCGGCAGTTCGGCAACAAGGCTCCGGGTCAGGTGGACATTCTGGAGAACAACCCCCTTACTCTGGACGATCAGGCGGTGTACCGGTGGCGGAGCGTATCCACCAGCGGCAATATCACCTTTGACGAGCGGAACGCGGAACGGATCTCCGACCGGGTAGAAGTGACGCTGCAAGGCTTTGATATGGCAGAGACCCGGACCTTCAACCGGAAATCGGCACAGGAATACTGGTGGATGTACGGAGACAAGGCGCTGATCCTGAACTACGGCGCGGACGCATGGTATCTCTACACCGGATTGAGCTTCCGGGCCATGGTGGAGGTGGGGCTGGAGACCTACGGCTTCCGGCCTGACGGCGGCGTGGTGCATCTTTCCCGGCAGTACCGGAACGATGACGGCAAGGACATTGACGCCTACGCCGCTACCGGCTCCATGGATTTTGACCGGGACTGGGTGCTGAAATACAGCCCGCTTATTTTCGTGGCAATCCAGCCGGAGAGCAACGCGCGGGTGCATGTGACGGTGGAGACCAACCGCCGCAGCGACTACCCGGAGAAAATCGTGTCCTCCGGCCTTGCCACCTTTGCCCATGCGGACTTCGCCCACTGGTCTTTCGGCACCAACCGAAAGCCGCAGGTACGGCGGGTGAAGATGAAGGTGAAGAAGGCCACCTTCTACAAGCTGGTATTCAAGAGCAAATCGGCATCGTCTACCGCAACGGTTCTGGAGACGGACGTGCAGCTCCGCTATACCGGAAATGTGAAATAAAGGGGTGAACCCATGAGCAAACAGACGATGACCCCTGAGCGGGTCGGCAAGGAATACAACGCGGGCATCAGCTTCAACAGCGGCATTGACCTCTATGACTGCGTGGAAACCAACGAAAATTTCTTCATTGGTAAGCAGTGGGAGGGTGTGCAGAGCAACGGCCTCCCCACCCCCGTATTTAACTTTCTGAAACGAGTGGTGCTGTTCTCCGTGGCGAATATCTCCACGGACAACCTGAAACTATGGGCGCGGGCCATGTCCTCCAGCGGAGAGCGGAATACACAGACTTTGGAGCTGGTGGCCGACATTCTCAACGATCAGTTTGCGTCCATCTTCGAGCACAACAGCATCGGCGGGCGCATCCGGGAGTATACCCGCAATGCCGCTGTGGACGGTGACGGCTGTATGTATACCTACTGGGACGATACGGCGGAGACCGGGCAGGCCAGCAAGGGCGCCATCCGCACAGAGGTTCTGATGAACACGCAGGTTTTGTTCGGCAATCCCAACAACCGGGACGTGCAGAGCCAGCCCTACATCATTCTGGAACGGCGGATGCTGCTGAGTGAAGCCCGGAAGCGAGCCAAGCGGTACGGCAAGGACCCGGACGAGATCCAGCCGGACAACAAGGACTGCGGAAACAACTACATGGATTCCATGAGCGGCAGCGGGAACAAGGTGACGGTGCTGCTCCGGCTGTGGAAGGATGACGAGACCGGCACCGTCCACGCCTACGAGTGCACCCGGCAAGCGGAGATCCGGGGCGATCTGGACCTCGGCATCAAGCTGTATCCCCTGACGTGGATGAACTGGGACTATGTGCAGGACTGCTATCACGGACAGGCGATGATTACCGGTCTGCTGCCCAACCAGATCTTTGTGAATAAGCTGTTTGCCATGTCCATGATCTCCCTCATGACACTGGCCTATCCGAAGGTGGTATATGATTCCACCAAGGTAGCCAAATGGACCAACAAGATCGGCGGGGCTATCCCGG